GCAAACTCTAATTTTACAGATTTTGACTTTGAAGGGTCTAACTTTTCAGTTTTAATTGACACTTTAGCATATAATACCTATATTACTGCATTTAACTCAAACTTAGTCGTTAATGAATCATTTTTAGACTCTGCAACACTTCGTGAGAATGTAGTTTCATTAGCGAGAAACATTGGATATGTTCCAAGGTCAAAAACAGCAGCAAGAGCATCAATATTATTTCAAGTGCAAACAAACTCATCAAGTCCAACACTTACTCTTCAACCCGGACTTGTATGTACAGGTGCACAAGACGATACTTCTTTTGTCTTTTCAATATCAGAACAAGTAACTACAGTTGTAAACAATGGTATCGCACAATTTGGAACAACTGGGGAACCTTTAGATGTTTTAGAGGGAACTTTTCTTACTTCTCAGTTTATCGTTGATGGATCTCTCGAACAGAGGTTTATTTTGGAGAATGGATCAATTGATTCATCATCTATTATAGTTTATGTAAAAGGATCTGCTGATCCCGGTCTTGGAAAACAGTATAAGCAAGTTGATAATATTGTAAATGTCAATTCATCATCCGAAACCTACTTAATTCAGGAGATTCAGGATGAAAGATATGAAATTCTATTCGGTGATGGTATCTTTGGTGCTAAAGTTGAAGATGGTGCTGTAATTACTGTTCAGTATATTGTTACTTCAGGTATTGATGGAAATGGCCCATCTATTTTTAGTTATGCAGGAAGTTTGCAAGATTCTCTTGGAAATATAGTTGTGCCAACAGTAGTTCCAACTATTACAACTATCAATGCTGCAGCCAATGGCGGTGAGATAGAGACTTTAGATTCGATTAAGTATTTTGCACCTAGACTGTATTCTGCACAGTATAGGGCGGTTACGGCTAGAGATTATGAGTCAATAATACAATCCATTTACCCAAATACAGAAAGTGTATCTGTTGTTGGTGGTGAAGAACTCACACCTCCAGAATTTGGAACAGTATTCATTACAATTAAACCCAAAAATGGTGAATTTGTATCAGATTTTGATAAGGGAAATATTTTAACTAAGTTAAAGAGTTATTCTCTCACGGGTATAAATCAAAAAATTGTTGATCTTCAAGTTCTTTATGTTGAAGTAGATTCCTTTATATACTACAATTCATCACAAGTTGCAAATGTAAATGATTTAAAATCAAAAATTATAACTTCATTAACAACATATGCAAGTTCATCTGATTTAAATAAATTTGGTGGTAGATTCAAATATAGTAAAGTTTTAAATGTGATTGATAATATTGATAAGTCGATTACATCTAACATCACAAGAGTTAAGATTAGAAGAAACTTAAATGCACTCGTCAATCAATTTGCTCAATATGAGTTATGTTTTGGTAACAAGTTTAATGTTAAACCTGAAGGATTGAATATTAAAAGCACAGGATTCAGAATTCAAGGAACTGCTGATACTGTGTTTATCACAGACACACCAAATGATGATAAATTGACTGGTGTTATATCAATTGTTAAAAAGGATGAAGCAACTGATAGTAATGTAGTTGTTGTTAAATCAGCAGGAACTGTAGATTATGTTAAAGGTGAAGTTAATTTAACAACGATTAATATTGTATCTACTGATAAACCAAATAATATAGTAGAAGTTCAAGCATTCCCAGATTCAAATGATATCATAGGATTACAAGATTTGTATCTTGAATTTAATATTCCAAATAGCACTATAAATATGGTTAAAGATACAATAACTTCTGGTGAACAAATTTCTGGTGTTGGGTATAAAGTTACATCATCTTATGCAAATGGAGAACTAACAAGGACATAATATGATCGGAACTGGTATCGAAAAGCGTATACAGATACAACAAATAATTGAAAGTCAACTCCCTGAGTTTATTCTCTCAGAGAGCCCAAAGACTGTTGACTTTTTAAAACAATATTATCGATCACAAGAACATCGTGGTGGTGCAATTGACATTGCAGATAACTTAGACCAGTATTTAAAATTAGACAATCTTACACCTGAAGTAGTTGTGGGTGTTACAACTTTAAGCACTGGTATAACTTCGACATCAGATACAATTACTGTATCTACTACAAAAGGTTTTCCAAACGAATATGGACTATTAAAGGTAGATGATGAGATAATTACATACACTGGTATAACAACTAATACATTTACAGGATGTGTGAGAGGTTTTAGTGGTATTACATCATATACAGATCCAAACAATTCCGGTGAATTAGTTTTTGCAACTACAACTGCAGGTATTCATACAACTGGTGTAAGTGTTAATAATTTAAGTGTTCTATTTTTACAAGAGTTTTATAAGAAAGTCAAGTCAACACTAACTCCAGGCCTTGAGGATTCAAGTTTTGTATCCAATCTTGATGTAAGTAATTTTATAAAGGAGTCAAAATCATTATACCAATCTAAAGGAACCGCAGAATCATTCCGTATTCTTTTTAATGTTTTATTTGGAGTTACTCCTAAGATTGTTGATCTTGAAGAATTTTTAGTTAAACCATCATCTGCAGAATATATTCGTAGAGAAATTATACTTGCAGAAGTAATTAGTGGTGATCCAAATAAATTAATTGGACAAACAATTACTAAATCAACTGACTCTGAAACAAAGGCATCTGTATCTGAAGTTGAGATAGTTACTCGCAATCGTAAAACATTCTATAAAATAAGTTTATTTGTTGGATTTAATGATAGAACTGGTATTCAGGGTACATTTACGATTCCCGGTAAAACAAAAGTAATTGGTAATGTATCTGTTGGATCTTCTGTAATAACTGTTGATTCGACTGTTGGATTTGGATCTACTGGTATAGCGATATCAGGAATAAACACAATTACATATACTGATAAAACAGTAAATCAATTTTTAAATTGCACTGGTGTATCGACAGCAATATCAACTACTGATGATTTAAGATCTGATGAAAATGTATTTGGATATGAAGATGGAGATCTAACAAAAAAAGTTGAACTTAGAATTACTGGTGTATTATCAAGTTTTGAATTGTTACCTACAGAGGGATCAAGTGTTGCAACTGAAGGTGAAAGAATAACAGTTAAAAATGTTGGAGAAGTAGTTCCTAATCCTACACTTGATAAAACTAAAAAGGAAGTATGGTTTAACTCTTGGATTTACAATACATCATGCACATTCCAAATTGATACGATTAATGGATCTACATTTACTTTAAAGTCTGGATTTGATAAGTCTAATCTTAAAGAAGGAGATGCGGTACAAATAATAAGAAGAGGAACAGAAATAGTTGATGTTGATAATGCTACCATACAAACAATCACTGTCACTTCAACATCTAATCAGTTGTTTTTAAATGGCATTGGTGGTTTTACACCAACAACAGGAATTGAATATAATCTCAGAAGAAAATTAAAATTAGCAAAGAGTAGCACATCGACACTACAATTTGGTAATGATGTTATAACTTCTAATGTCCAAAATACTTATAATTTAAACGATACTGAATTTTATGTGGCATCATCTTCAATGCCAGCGTATGATATTACAGAAACAGTAGATAAAAGCACTATTAGTGAAGCTAATGGAACTAGATTACAAGGATTTAGTAATATTACTCAAAAGTATTCAATTATATCTTTTCCACAAGATGTTCCTTTTATTACTGGTGATGCAGTATTCTACAAACCACAAACAACTCGTATTGCAGAATTGACTGAAGATGTTTATTATGTTGAAGTTCTGGCAGATAAAAAACAAATTAAGTTATATGCATCTAGATCATTTATTACAATTGCTGATAATTTAGAATTTACTGCTTTACCGATCGGGAGTGGAGAACAAAGTTTTGTTCTTTTAAGACATAAAAATGAACAAATTGGTGTGCAGAAAATACTTAAAAAATTTCCTGTAGAACCAAATATCAAATCTGGTAAATCTACTGCTACAAGTCCGGGTGCGACTGGTATTTTAATTAATGGTGTTGAAGTTATAAACTATAAATCAGACGATCGAATTTACTATGGGCCATTACTAAAAGTTGATATATTAAATGGTGGATCAAACTTTGATACAATCAATCTTCCTCAAGTTGTAATCCCACAAGTTGGATCAGGAACAACTGCATTAGTTCAACCAGTTGTAAAAGGAACTTTAAAAGAAGTTATTGTAGATCAACAAAATTTTGATATTGATAAAGTTTTATCGATTACTTTATCCGGTGGTGGTGGATCTGGTGCATCCTTAAGACCAATAATAACAAAGAGAGTTAGAGAGATATCTTTTGATGGTAGGCAGTCAACTATCGGTGGTGGAGTTAATATTAATACAGATATAATAACAATTAATGGTGGTCATAATTTATTAAGTGGGGAACCTTTAGTTTATGATAGTAATGATAACTCACCATTAGGTGTATCAACAATTCTTGCTGGAATCCATACATCAAATAATGCAGATCAAAATAGATTTTTATCAAATGGATCTGTGTATTATCCAGAAGTTATAGGAATTAGTTCAATTAGATTATTTGAAAGTTTCTCAGATTATAATGCCGGTGTTAATACTGTTGGATTCACTACAGTTAATACTTTAGGAACACATAAATTTAAATTACTTAATCCAAAAAATCATTTAAGATCAGTTGTAGTTGAAAATGCAGGATCAGATTATATAAATCGTAAGTTGATTGTCAAACCATCTGCAATATCAACGATTGAAAATACAATTACATTTGTTAATCATGGATTTGTAAGTGGTGACACTATTGAATATAATTTTGCTGCTGGTGGATCAATAATATCAGGATTAAGCACATCAAGTCAGTATAAAGTTATCAAACTTGATAATAATTCTTTTAGAATAGCAAGCACACTAAACAATGATTATGAAAGAAATAATTATGTTAAATTTACTAGTGCTGGTACGGGTTTACAAGAGTTTGCATTCCCTCCTATAGTCCTTACAGTTAACGCAGTATATTCACCCGTTTCAGTTGCCTTAACTGAGTCTCTTGTAGTAACACCTATTGTTCGTGGATCTATAATTGATAATTATTTGTATGAAGGAGGAACAAACTATGGATCTAGCGTATTAAATTTTGAGAAAAAACCAAGTGTTAAAATACAAAATGGTAAAGAAGCAGAAATTGATGTAGTTGTTTCAAATGGTAAGATAATTACAACCGATGTTAGATTTGGTGGAAAAGAATATTTCTCACCTCCCGATTTAGAAGTCGTTGGAATTGGATCTGGTATTGGTGGTAGATTAAGACCTGTGGTTGAAAACGGTAAGATTACTGATGTTAAAATAGTTAATCCCGGTATTGGATATACATCTGCACCTGAAATAGTAATTAAATCTGCTGGTATTGGACAAATATTTGAACCCTCTGTTAGATCCTTATCAGTTAATAACTTAGAAAGATTTGATGATGAAATTCTACTACAGGAATCAATTACAAACTTACAATATGCTGTTGTAGGGTATAATACTTCAATCTATGGAACTGAATTGGGAGATACTGGTGGAGGGCATTCACCAATTATAGGTTGGGCATATGATGGCAATCCAATTTATGGCCCTTACGGATACAGTGATCCAGACAATACAAACTCACCAATTAAAATCTTAAACACAAGTTACACATTAGATACTTCAAATGTAACTAATAGACCATCATTCGCATCAGGATTTTTTGTTGAAGATTACAAATATACAGATGATGGAGATTTAGATTCAAGTAATGGTAGATTTACAAAGACTCCTGACTATCCAAATGGAGTTTACGCATATTTTGTTGGTATTCAAACAGGTGCTCAAGGTAATCAAATTCCTAAATTCCCTTACTTTATAGGAGATACTTATAGATCTGAACCAATTGAAGATAATTTCTTGATAGATCAAAGTACATTTGATTTTAATGGATCTAATATTATTAGAAATACTCTTCCATACAAAGTTTCTGATGAAACTGCTGATAATGATTTCTTAATTGAATCAAATGAGATAGTTGAACAGAGTGCAATTGTAGAATCAGTAACTAGGGGTAAAATTGAAGGATTTCAAATTGTAGAATCAGGTAGTGATTATAAGGTAGGTAATACTCTAAACTTTGATAATCTTAACACCTCTGGAGGAGGAGCCAGTGCTCTTGTGTCGCATGTTGAAGGAAAACCTATTACTAGTGTCAACACAAGCGTAGAGACCTATACAAATGTCGTATATGTACGAAAGAATGATAGTGAAGTAACTGCATTCATATCAACATCACATACACTTTCAAATAATGATACAATTGCTGTTTCTGGATTATCAACAAGTATTTCAAAACTTACTAATTCTCATAAAATTGGTGTTTCATCAGAGAGAGTTGTATTATATAAAGAACTAGGAGCAAATGCTACTGCTGGTGTTGTAACGGACATTTATGTTTCTAAAATACCAGATGTAGTATCTGCAGGTAGTAGTATAGGTATTGGTACAGAGAGTCTATTAGTTCTCAATACATTTAATGAAAGAGGTATTTTAAGAGTTAAGAGAGGTGTTGTGGGTGCTGCTCATACATTATCTACACCAGTCTTTACAGTTCCTGATAGGTTTGATATAGATCTTATTACATCTCCGTTTGAATCTAAGATTAATGATATAGTTTTCTTTAATCCAGAGGAGCAAGTTGGTGTTGGTACAACGGCCGGTATCGCTATTGGTTTAGCAAAATCATTTACAACAGGTGAAAGATCAAAAGTAATATCTGTTCCTTCAAAGAATATTTTTATACCTAATCATCCATTTGTTAATAATCAAGAAGTTATTCTTAAAAAACCAACAAGTGCGAATGCAATTTCATGTGGAACAGGAACAACAACTGCAGTCGCTGCTAGTTTTAATTTACCATTGTCTGGTGATAGTCAAACTGTCTTTATCAAAAATATTTCTAAGGATTTAATTGGTATATCAACTGTTAGGGGTGGTGAAACAATATTTTTCAAGAATGATGGTACAGATAGTTTTGAATATTCAATTGAATCAAACTTTACACAAGTATTAGGTAAAGCACAAAAAATTACTGCTCATGTTGCAGTATCTACATCTCATAATCTTGTAAATGGTAATAACATAGATTTAACATTAGATTCTAATATTTCTGGTGGCACAGGTATTTCTACTTCAGTTATAGTAAAATATTCTGCTACAGAAGACAAGATTTTAATTAATACTGTTCCATTAGCACAAACAAACATTGGAAATGATAGTATATTTTTAGCAGATCATGGATATAAGACCGGACAAAAAGTTTTCTATGATGGTAAAACTACTCAGGCTACTGGATTAACAACTGGAACTTATTTTGTATACAGACTTGATGATAATACATTCCAATTATCAGAAACAAAATATGATGTAGATAATGAACCACCAAAAGTTGTAGGTATCACAACTAACACTGGTGGATCAAGTCAGGAATTATCATTAATTAATCCTCCACTAACAATTATTAAAAATAATGATTTAGTATTTTATGTTTCGGATTCTTCCTTATCTGGCTACGACTTTAATTTATATTATGATTCTGATTTCCATAATCAGTTTGTATCCACTGGGTCTACTACACCATTTGTCTTATCAAGTGTAGGAACTGTTGGTGTTGGAACTACCTCTACAGTTACATTAGCATACTCAGATGAAAATCCAATTAATTTATATTATGCAGTTGAAAAATCTGGTTTTATAAGCACTTCGGATACTGATGTTAAAGATGGATCTAAGATCACATATGCCGATAGCGATTATGAGGGTTCTTATTCAATATTTGGAGTTGGTACAACATCATTTAATTTATCATTGAGACAAATACCAGAGAGATTATCATATACATCTTCGCAAACAGATAAGTTATCTTATATCACTAATTCATCACTTGCAAGTGGTGGAGTTGGTAAAATTAATTTAACTTCATCAGGACTTGGGTATAAGAAAATTCCGGGTATATCAAGCATTACATCTGTAAATGGAATTAATGCCAAAATTCTTGCTTTATCAGATAGTGTTAATAAAATTAATGATGTTAGGATTTTAGATCCCGGTTTTGAATATCACTCTGATAAAACACTAAGACCTGATGCACGAATATCTCCAACTATAACTTTAATTAACTCTGATGTTATAGGTAAGATAGAAGTAATATCTGGTGGAAAGAATTACATTTCCGCACCTGATTTAGTTGTTGTTGATCCAGAGACTGGATTGTTAACAGATCAAGGTGTTATAGAATTGCAACTTTCTGCTAGTTCAATATCTGCTGTTAATGTTATTAGTTCTCCAAAAGGTTTAAAACCCATAGAACAAAGAATAAGGACAATAAACAACTCAAATGGTGTGTCTATATCTCAAGTTGTTGGAATGTCAACTACAACAACTGTTGGTGTTGTTACTTGTACACTAGTTACACCGGTTGCAGGATTCTCAACATCTGTATTTACAGTTGGTGAACAGATATTTGTTGAAGGTATTCAATTAGAATCATCCACTGGATCTGGTTACAACTCAACTGATCACGGATTTAATTTCTTTACAGTAACTTCATATACAAATACTAATCCTGCTGTTGTTAAGTTTGATATGACTGGAATTACAACAACTGCGATTGGTATTGCAAAAACAACACAAAGTAACTATGCAACAATTACTAAATTTAGTGATTATCCAACATTTAGAACAACACAATCATCATCAGAATTTAGAGCAGGTGAAAGACTAGCAGTTAAAATTGGTAATAATTTTGTAATTGTTAATTTATCTGTATTTGAAAATAATCCTGATGAATTTATAAAAGTAAGTGGATCATATGATTTAACCATAGGTGATCAAATTAGGGGTGAAATAAGTGGTACTATTGCAACTATAAACTCTATTAGTCAAAATAAAGGTAGATTTAATATTGATTTCTCATTAAAACAAGATCGAGGATGGGATACTGAAACTGGTAAATTAAGTGAAGATTATCAAGTATTACCAGATAATGATTACTATCAGAACTTATCATATACTGTTCAGAGTCCAATTACATATACAGATATAATTGATCCAGTTAATAGATTAGTTCATACAACAGGATTAAAGAATTTTTCAGATACAGGAATAACATCTACGGCTGCTTCTGGAATATCATCTGTTTCTGCTTTAGTATTATCAAGAGATTTGATTACGGAGAAGAGAGTTGATACTATTAATAATTTAGATTTAGTAATTGATACTGATACACTTGAAAATAATACAAAATCTAAATTTGTTAAATTTAAGAACAAAAAACTTGCGAGTTACATTGAATGTAGATCAAATCGTGTAATTACAATTGATGATATTAGTTCACAATTCTCAAATGCAGAAAGTACTCTGAATAATAGAATTGACATACCACTTACTGAAGATTATGGTAGTTTTGTAATTCAAACAAGAAATCCTTCTACAAGTGAAATTAGAATCGATGA